CTCGCCAGCATGCACGCCGTCGGCACCGAGCTGTCTGAATCTCAGAACCAGATGCGCAAGCACTGGGGGTTGCACCTGCTCGAGGACTGGCGCTCGCTCGAATTGCTGGCAGACAAACTCAGAGAGCAGCCTGAATCTGTTCAGCCTCGGTCCGAGACAGATGCCGCCTAGCAACAAGCTCTCGCAGGCGTCTGTGCCCGCAACGGTGGAGCACGGCACCGAGACGAAGCCCGAGGAGGCGCCCTACCAGCCGTACGGGGCTGCCCTGGACCTGTTCAGGAACAGGAGCCGTGAGGTGTTGCTAGCTGGACCAGCGGGTACGGGCAAGTCCCGGGCGTGTCTCGAGAAGCTGAACCTGATCGCCATGCAGTTACCGATTCGCGCCGCCATCGTCAGGAAGACCAGAAAATCTCTGACGCAGTCGGCCATGGCCACCTTCGAGAACAAGGTCCTTCCCAGGCCGAATCAGGTCAGGTTTCACGAGGGCGACCAGGAGTACCGCTACCCGTCCGGTGCCAGGATCATGGTGGCTGGCCTGGACGATCCGGAGAAGATCGGCTCGACGGAGTTCGACGTCGTCTATTGCCAGGAAGCCACCGAGCTCGAAGAAGACGACTGGGCGATGCTCCTGCGCGGGCTCAGAAACGGTGTGCTGAGCTATCAGCAGATCATCGCCGACTGCAACCCCAGCTCGCCGGATCACTGGTTGAAGCAGCGCTGCAACCGCGGCGAGACGACGTTGCTCGAGTCACAGCACGACGACAACCCGGTGCTCGTCGACCCGGCCACCGGGCAGTACACCGAGTTCGGCGTCAGCTATATGGCCACGCTGGATTCACTGCAAGGCTTCCTGTACCAGCGACTCAGGCTCGGGCAGTGGGTGGCCGCCGAGGGCATGTACTTCACCGAGTGGGACCCCGCGCTGCACATCTGCCCCAGCTTCGAGATTCCGGAGCACTGGCCCAGGTGGATCGCCGTCGACTACGGCTTCGCCGCACCGTTCTGTTGCCTGTGGTTTGCCAGGGAGCCGGAGACGCGCAGGATTTTCGTCTACAGGGAGCTGTACGCCGCCGGGCTCAGAGACGAGATTCAGGCGCAGCGCATCGTCGAGCAGACCGCCGACGAGAACCTCGTGCTCAGGGTCCTGGACCCGAGCATGTTCAACCTCAGGACCGAGCAGCAGCGGCCCAGCATCGCCGCCGTGTACTGGGCTCACGGCGTGAATCCGGTGGTGCCGGGCATGAATAACCGCAAGCAGGGCTGGGCGATCGTGCGACGTGCATTGGCACACGACCAGGCCCAACCCCGCCTCCAACTCCTGGCGGGAGCAGCACCCAATCTCGCAAGAACCCTGCCGTCGATGGTGGTCGACCCGCTCGATCCCGAAGACGTCGCCGATAGCCTGCGTGGCCAGAAAACCGAGGACCACGCTCCGGACGCCCTTCGCTATGGGCTGTGTGCCGAGGCGCAGCCGCCCCGGCCGACTGAGGTCGTGCCGCTGAGGTTCGGATGACGGCCGTATCACTGAGCCAACTGCTCACCCAGGCCGAGCAGATCGCGGCGCTGAGTGCGCGGCTCGATCACCTGGAGCGTGCGGTGCTGTTGCTGGCCGGGCACGTCGGCGCCACCGGCTGGAACTGGGAATTGCAGAAAGCTCTGGACGCTATCCGCGAGGACCTGCGCTAGTGGAGGTCGTGCTGTACGGCGGGCCGATGGACGGCCTGTTGCTGCAAACCCCGGCACTGTTCGAAAGCATCAAGATTCCGCTGTTCGCCGAGGTGATGCAGTCGCCCCAGGACTGCCGCCCCATCGCCGTGCTCGAGTACCTCCACTACAAAAGCGGCAACCAGTACGTGTACGACGACATCTTCGAGCGGGTGAACAATTGGCCACGCTAGAGCGCCAGACGCCGCCGCCCGCCTGGGGCAAATCTGCGTCTGACGAAGAAGTCATGGAGCGCCAGACGTGCGAGCTCGCAGAACAACTGCAGCGTGACTTCCACTACCGCGACCTGCTGTACGCCGACATCGACGCGACGCTGTTCCAGGAGTTGCCGGTGGAGATCCCCGAGGCGTACGCCAAGACGGCTGTCGAAGTCAGGGCTCCGCTGGCGCTGCACATCGCCACGAACGTTGCCGCGGCGCTTAGCGTCAACCCGCCCACCGTCGGCTTCCGGCCGATCGGCTTCGGCGACACCTACCAGGAAAACTCCACCCGCCGCGAGCGCTTTTTCGAGGCCTCATGGCTGCGCCAGGAACAGGAAGCCAGGCGCCAGTTGTTCAGGCTGTTCATGTGGAGCCTGGCCACCAAGGGCGAGGCAGTGCTGAAGACGTGCGAGCGCGCCGGCGCAGTGTGGAGCACGTACGCCGACCAGGCCGACAGGTACCTCGAGGACCTCAGGGGCGAGAAGCTGGACCAGCACGCCGAAGACCTGGCCTACGACTCGCACACCGAGAACCTGAAGCTGGCTCTGCCGTACCCGATCGCCACCACCGACGTACCGCCCGAGACGTTCTACTACGCCAGGAACGAAAACGGCTTTACCGCGGTGGTCGAGATCAAGGAGGTGCCGTACTACACCGCCCTGGAGCGGTTTGGCGCCGGGCTCGACTCGAGCGGCAACGTCACGCCACCGGACGAGGGCCTTGACCCCAGGGCGGCTGGCCTGGCTCGAGCCGAGTGGACGCGCACGATGAAGAGCGCCGGCACGAACACGCTCAGGTGCATCGAGGCGTGGGACGAGAACGTGCAGGTCATCTGCTTGCAGGGACCCAACCAGCGCTCCAGAGGTCTGGACAGGGCGACGCTGTGCAGGGTCACGCACCACGATTACGGCGACGAGCACCTCGGCACACTCAGGGGTCCGTACTTCCACGCCATGGGCGTTACCACCGCCAGTCGGCTGCCCGAGCACGCCGGGCTGAGCATCCTGTACGGCTACCTGAACCTGTTCAGGCTGCTGGACTCACTGCTGACGATCCAGGGCAACAGCGCCTTTCTGACCGGCTTCCCGGCCTGGAAACAGTTGCAGAGCGGCTTGACTATCCCGGGTCTGCCTCAGCCGCCATATGGCTCTGACGGCAGAGAGGCAGCGGCTGGGCAGAAGATCGAGCCCGGCAAGCTGTACCCGTTCGATATCGCGCCGGTCGACCAGCCGCAGGGTGGCGCCGACCTGAACAAGCTGCTGCAGAACATCCAGCAGATCCTCGAGCGCGCCATGCCGAGCGCCTTCGCCGGCGCCGTCGGCGCTGACCAGTCGGGCTACGCCCTGAACCAGGCCGCCTACCTGGCCGGTCTGGCGTTCAATCCCATCGTCAGTAATGCCGAGGTGGCTCTCGCCGACCGCACCGGTTTCGAGAGCTGGCTGATCGAAAACTGCATCGCCGAGAACGTGTACGCCTGGGGCGAGCAGGAAGGTAAGCCCGGCAAGCGTGGCGGCAATGGCCAGACCAAGGGCACCTGGCTGCAGATCAAGCCGGACGACCTGGGCGGTATCCACAAGTACACCGTGCGTCTCAGCCCCAGCACGCCGTCGAACGAGATCATCGAGATCAGGGCGATCGGCGAGAAGATGCAGTTGAAGCTGATCACCTACGAGGACGCCGTGACCGAAGCCGGTGGCAATCCAGACGAGGTCGAAGCCAGCTGGCTGCTGCATGACCTGAAGCAGTCGCCCGAGATCCAGCAGCAGCTGAAGGACTCCGTCTTCCAGAAGCTGGGCACGATCCAGGCCAAGAAAATGGCGCAGCCCGGGATGCCCAGCATGCAGGAGATGGCCGGTGGGCCGCCGGGTCAGACCATCGCGCCGCCGACGGCCGTTCCCGGTACGGCCGGTACCCCGCCGGGGGCACCCGTCGGCGGCATGCCAGGCAATCCGGTGCCGTCCCCGGGCCAGGGCCTGCCCCTGGCGCCTCCTCCACCAGGCGGCGGTCCCATGCCGCCCGGTGGTATTCCCGGTGGCGGCACGCCGGTGGTGCCCATGCCGCCGCCCAACATGCTGCCGCCAGGCCAGGGACGCTGATGCCGGGCGAGACGATGCTCGACAAGGTCGCCACCGACCTGGCGCTCTGGCTCGATCAGGAGTCCAGCAAGATCGCCCTGGCCATGGCGCCGCAGGGCGTCTCGCCGTTCGCCGCGCCGATCTCCGAAACCCAGAAGCTGGAGTACTACCGCGACCAGTTGTTCAACCCGGACGGCGCCCCCAACCTGCAGGGCAGAAACGCGCAGATTCAGCGACTCGGGCCGCAGGGCTTCACCCAGGTCTACAAGGCCGTCATCAAGGCCTATCCCCAGTTGCGCGTGCCCGCTCCGCCCGAGGGCGCGCTGGTGCCGCAGGCTGGCCCGCCACCGAGCGCCCCCGTGGCGCCAACCACGATTGGAGGTCCTGAGGTCTGATGCCGACGTATCCCAACCCGGCCGGCGGCACGATGCAGGCCGCCAACGATCAGGAGGCCGCTGCGCAGGGCTGGACGCCCAGCATGGGCACCTTCGGGTCGAACACCTACCCGAGTGGTGGCGGGGGTGGCGCCTCCAGCAACCCGCAGTCGAGCGTGATGGGCGCGAACGTGCCGGCCGCGCAGATGCTGCTTGGCGCCGCCCAGCAGGCTGCGTACCAGGCGTATCTGAACGCGCGGCTGAACATGGAGACCGACCAGGAGGCGTACCAGAAGGCCGCCCAGGAGGCCGCCACCACGATCGCCCAGGCTGGCGTGACGGGCATGTACAACGGCGCGCCGACGCAGGCGGCCATCAAGCAGGCGTACGACCTGGCCACCCAGCAGGCGGCCGCCACCGGCTGGTACACGCCGCCCAACGTCAGCTACCCGGGCCAGGGCAACCCCAACCAGTACGGGTATCCGATCAACGCCGGCTCGGGCTACTTCGTCGGCGGCGACGGGCGCATCCACGTCGGCGACCCACAGGGCACCGGTCAGCAGGGCTGGGGTTCGCAGTACGGCGTGCCGGCCGACCCCAGCTGGCCAGCGGGCACCACCGTCAGCGACCCGAACATCCTCACGCGGCCGATGAGCCAGGCCAACCTGCCCGCCTCGGCGACGATTGGCCAGGCTATTCCGGGCGGGGGCGGCAGCAGCGGCGGCAACCTGTCCTGGAACCAGGTGTCGCAGCAGTTGCAGGCAGCCGCCGGGGCGAACTACAACGACGCGGCGGCCAAGGCTGCCTTCCAGCAGGCGACGGGCATGAGCGCCCAGAACTTCAACGGTGGCCAGGCGCAGAACCTGAGCCCGCAGCAGATGGCCCAGATCCAGGCGGCTGGCGGTGTGCCAGCCGGGGCGGGCACGTCCGTCGGCCAGCCGGCGGCCAACTTCTGGAACACGCAGGGTGGCGGCACGCCGGCGCA